ATCTCTCCGTCCTCAACTCCATGTCGGTTGTCCGCCGTATCCAAATCCAGATCGACCGCGACAAGGAAGCGAACGAGAAGGCCCGCAGCGTGCGAAGCCGCATCATCCGCATGCTGGGTGGCAACCCAGAGGACTTTGAATGAGCAACGGCCGCCCCTGGACCCCAGACGACACAGCCACGCTTAAGCGGATGGCCGCCGCTGGCTATTCCGACGCCGAGATCGCCCGGCATATGGGCCGAGACCGGGATGTTGTTGGCCGGAAGCGCCGCGCGGCAAACATCCGTCCCGGCGTCTCTCCCGCACTAACTGCCATGATGGCGCGCATCAACGCACGCAGATCGGCCTTGACTTTCCAAAGTCGGAGATACGCCTAGTTCTTGCCGTTCAACCTCAAGGGGTTAGCGGCTCTAGTGGCGGCACCGAAAAGCCCAAAGAACAGATGGTCCGACAAGGCATGGCGCGATGCCATTCGCGTTGCCGTTCTGCGTGCCCATGAAGACCCGAAGAAGGGCAAGAAACTGCAGGCCTTGGCCGATGCGCTCGTTGACGCGGGGCTCACGGGTGATGTGCCTGCGCTCAGGGAAATTGGCGACCGCTTGGACGGAAAACCCACGCAGACCATCGAAGCCAACATCACCGACGAGCGCATGGTGGTGCGCGCACCCGATCAGCCCGCAGACGCCCAGGACTGGGCCAGCAAGCACGGGCCGCACTAATGCATGACCTGCGAATCGTTTCATCGTTTCTGGGGGACCACTGGATTGTTGGGCCCGGAAATGGGTCTGCCAGCGGACGCCCCTTTTTGCCGGTCTTCGGGGGCGTCCCAGGGCTGTCGTACCTAGGGACTGGTAGCGAAGCGGAGGCGCGAAGAGAGCTTGAGAAGTTGCAGGTCCTCGAATCGCGCAGTCTGATCGGCGACGACTATGCCTGACGGCCAGAACTTCCGCGTCATCTGGCAGCCCCAGGAAGGCCCGCAAACCGCGCTCGTGGCCTGCCCGGTGTTCGAGGTGTTCTATGGGGGTGCCCGCGGCGGCGGCAAGACGGACGGCGTGCTGGGTGAGTTCGTGGTGCACGCCGACGAGTACGGCGAGCATGCCATTGGCCTGATGATCCGGCGCACCCGCGTCGAGCTGGTCGAGACGATCGAGCGCAGCAAGCAGATCTATGGTCCGCTGGGGGCGAAGTATCACGAACAGGCGAGCATGTGGCGGTTCCCGAACGGCGCACGCCTACGCTTCGCCTACCTCGAGCGCGACGCCGATGCGGATGGTTACCAGGGGCACAGTTACACGCGGGTCTACGTCGAGGAGATCGGCAACTTTCCCAACCCGGCGCCGATCTTCAAGCTGATGGCGACGCTGCGGTCTGGTGCGGGCGTGCGTGTCGGCTTCCGCGCGACGGGCAATCCGGGCGGCCCAGGACACCAATGGGTGAAGGCGCGCTACATCGACCCGGCGCCGCTCGGCTGGAAGATCGTCACCAGCGAGTTCAAGTTCGATGGTGCCGCGGTCTCGCGGGATCGCGTGTTCATCCCGAGCAAGCTTCAGGACAACCACTATCTGGGCACGGAGTACGTGGCCAACCTGCACATGAGCGGCAGCGTCGAATTGGTGCGGGCGTGGCTGGAGGGTGACTGGAATGTTGTTGCCGGTGCATTTTTTCCTGAGTTTGGAGCCCGACACGTCATTGCTGCGAGGTCACTGCCAGACGCATGGCCTCGTTTCCGTTCCGGTGATTGGGGATCAGCTCGTCCGTTCTCCATTGGGTGGTGGGCGATTAGTGATGGCAGTCTGCTCGATTTGCCGCGCGGCGCTCTGGTTCGATACCGAGAGTGGTACGGCTGGAACGGCAAGCCCAACGAAGGACTGAAGCTCACCGCCGAAGAAGTCGGCCATGGTATCCTCGAGCGCGACGCGGACGACAAGATCGAGAACGGCGCGAGCGTGCTCGACCCAGCTGCCTTCGCCCAGGATGGCGGCCCATCAATCCACGAGCGTATCTACAAGGGTTCGGGCAACAAGGTGATGTTCCGGCGTGCCGACAATCGCCGGGTCGGCAAGCTCGGCGCGATGGGCGGCTGGGATCAGGTGCGCGCCCGGCTCAAGGGCGAGAACGACCGCCCGATGATCTACTTCATGGAGAACTGCGAGCACGCGATTCGCACCCTGCCGGCGCTCCAGCATGACGATCTTAGGCCGGAAGACGTGGACACTGAGGCCGAGGATCACGCGCCAGACGAGATTCGCTACGCCTGCATGAGCCGCCCCTACCTGCCGAGCAACCAGCCCAAGCCAAAACCACGCTTCTGGGATGAGAAGCCGACGATGGACGAGCTGTGGGCCTCGCACGGCAAATATCACGCGTCTGGGGGCCGTATATGAAGCTCACTCTTGAGCCGAAAATCTTCCTGCGCGACCACATGGACCTGATCTGCCCTTTGCTCTTCACCCCGGGCGAGCGACACCGTTTTGCGTATGTGCGCCTCGCTGCTGCCTTTAGGCGTCCGGCATGAGCGGTCTTTCCGACAAGGCCACAGAGGTCCAAGGGGATTTCCCGGACGGCTCCTCGCGTTACTGGCTGGCCCAGATCGCCAGCGCGAAGCGCGTCTACTCAAAATGGCATACCCGCGGCGACAAGGTCATCGCCCGGTACAAGGATGAGGCCCGCGCAGAGGCCACCGATCAACTCCGCTCCGGCAAGAAGCTCAATCTGCTCTGGTCAAACGTCGAGACGACCAAGCCGGCGCTCTACAGCAGGACCCCGGAACCGAATATCTCGCGTCGCAACAAGGATGCCGATCCCGTCGGACGCTGGGCATCGGTCGTGCTCGAGCGTTGCGTCGCGGCCTCGCTCGATCAGCAGGACTTCGATTCGGTGATGAAGGCCGTCGTGCAGGATTTGCTTCTGCCGGGACAGGGCATCGCAATCGAAGAGTACGGCGCCGATATCGAGGGCGAAGGCGACGCTCAGACGGTCAAGAACCAACGCTCATCCACGCGCTATCTGCACTGGAAGGACTGGCTGACCAACCCGGCGCGCATCTGGCCGGAAGTCTGGTGGTTCGGTTACCGAGTCTGGCTGACCCGCGACGAAGTGACGAAGAAGTTCGGCGAGGAAATCGGAAAGGCAATCCATCTCGACCACAAGCCGGAAGAGGTCAAGGACGCGCCGGCGACCGGACAGGGCGACTACAAGGCTACGATCTGGACCATTTGGAGCATGCGGCATGGCATGCTGTTTCAGGTCGCGCCGGGGTTGCCCGATCAGATCCTGAAGGAACTGAAGCCTCCGACTCGACACGAGGGTTTCTGGCCGTTCCCGCGTCCGGTGCAGGCCACCGTCGCCAGCGACAGCATCATCCCGGTTCCTGATTTCGCGATGTATCAGGACCAGGCCGAAGCGATCGACGTCCTGACCAATCGCATCAATGTGCTCGGCAAGACGCTGAAGCTGCGCGGCCTCTATCCCGGCGACATGGATTCGATCAAGCGCCTGCTGCAGGACGCCTCGGATGCCGAGATGATCCCCATTGAGAATTGGGCGATGCTCGCGGAGCGCGGCGGCGCCAACGGGCTAGTGGTCTGGTTCCCGCTCAAGGAAGTAGCGGCAGCGCTCGTGTCCTGCACCGAGGCGTTGCAGCAGCAGAAAGCGCTTCTCTACGAGGTTACCGGCCTCGGCGACATCATCCGCGGTGCCAGCGATCCTTCGGAAACGGCAACCGCTCAGCAGCTCAAGAGCCAGTGGGGCTCGCTCCGTGTCCGTGACCGCCAGCGCGATATCCAGCGCTTCGCCCGCGATGTCGTGCGCCGCAAGGCCGAGGTGATCGCCGAGCACTTCACCATCCCGACGCTGCAGCAGATGAGCGGCGTCCGCTTGCTCACCAATCAGGAAAAGCAAGCCGTACAGGCTACCATTGCCTATGGGCAGAACTACCAGCAGAAGGCGCAAGCACTGGAGCAGACCGGTCAGCCGGTACCGCCTCCAGCCATGCCGCCACCGGACCCGCAGACCATGCAGCTCATGCAGGAACCGTCATGGGAGGACGTGTTGGGCCTGCTGCGCAACGACTCGCTCCGCGGCTTCCTGATCGACATCGAGACGGATTCGACTGTCGAGCCCGATCAGCAGGCCGAACAGCAGAACGCCATCGAGTTCACGACCGGCGTCCTGCAGTTCCTTCAAGCAGCAGCCCAGGTCCTGCCGATCGAGCCTCAGGCCGCCCCGATGTTGGGTGAGCTGCTGTTGTTCACGGTGCGCCGCTTCAAGGGCGGCGAGAGCATGGAAACGGCAATCGAGAACTTCACGAAGGCCGTGGCCGCCCCGAAACCGCCGCCGCCGCCGTCACCGCAGGTTCAGGCTCAGCAGCTCCGCGCACAGGCCGAGGGCACGAAAGCCCAGACCGAGCAGCAAACGGCAGTGATCAAGGGCCACGCCGAGCAGGTGAAGGCGCAGGCCGGCATCGTGCAGACCATGGCCGAGCATCACGCCGCGATGGCTGAGAAAGCGGCTGATCTGGCAGTTGCGCAGCAACAGGTACAGCCACAACCGGTGGTGCCGCTTCCCGCAATGGTGCAGCCATGAGCCGCCGCACCTACCGCTACGACGCCGACGCCGACATGGTCTACGAGGTCGGGGGAAATTATTTCGAGGAACGCACAGAAAGCGGCCCCTCGATCATCAGCGACTACCTTCCGGGCGGCATCAACGGCATCCGCAACCATGCCGATGGCCGGATGCATGACAGCAAATCCGCCTATACCAAGGCCGTACGCCGCGCCGGCTGCGAGATCGTCGGCAATGAATCTCCCTCTGTGAAACCCCGCGAGCTGATCGGCAAGCGCGAGATCGGCGAGACCGTCAAGCGCGCCATCGAAGAGCACGCCAGCTTGGGCGATCGCAACGCACAGGCGAAGGCCTGGTACGAAAGGAACCGTCAATAATGCGTGACGTTCTTCGCCGCGTTTCTTTTTTGCCGCGCAGAAAGATGACGCTTCTTTCGCTTAGGATCGATCAAGTCGGCCAGGCCACCTTTGACCTCGGCATGCGGCACCGGGTCGTCCAGACCATCAAGCATGAATTTCATGGTCAGGGCGTCGATCACCTTGCTGACGCGCTGAAGCTTATCGCCCGCAACATCCTTTGGCACCTGAGCCCAAAGCCATGCGTGGTATTGGCGGGCGTTCATGCTCCCGTCTGAGAACGTGAATTGCTCAATGGGAATGTCAACGATGGGCATGGCCCATTCTAGGAGACATCGCGATGGCTGACAACGAAGCGCAGCAGGACGATATCCGCACACTCCTGCAGGGGGCGATGGACGGCAAGATCACGTCAGAAGGATCGGCCGCGCCGTCGTCTGAGAGCATTGCACCGACTCCAGCCGGGCCCACCTCGACGCCAACGCCCGCGCCCACCGAGCCGACGCCCACCGTGCAGG